ATAATTCTATGACTAAATATTGCCTTTTCATTACAATCATTACATCTAGCATGTAATTTCTCAACTGTATCACAAAAGGGGATAAGATCTAGTATATTACCAAATTTTTGTCTTTGAAAATCTCCGTCTAATCCAAAAATACAAACCTTTTTTCCAAAAGTTTCAACTAGTTCTACGCATTTAATTAAATCAGTAAAGAATTGAGCTTCATCTATAAGAATAGTATTACAAGAATTTAAAACAATATTTTGTTCTTTTATAAAATTTTCAATAGAATTATATTTTAAACATTGAATTTTATCAAGATTATGTGTGCTTAATTCTTCCTTAGAATATCTATCTTCTTTACAATGTGTTAAAACAATTACATGTTCATCATTTTGTATTCCCTCATTAAAACACTGAATTAATTTTGTAGATTTGCCAGCAAACATAGAGCCAATATATATATGTAAACTACCCATGTTAATTTGATTCATACTAGTTGAAGGTTGGTTTCCCATTAATATATTATTAATATTCAATTTTATTTAAATAAAACTAATTATATTTAAATAATAATGAGCAGTAATTTTACACCATGGGTAGAAAAATATAGACCTACTTCTTTTAATGAAATAGTATTTGATCCTCTAAATAAACAATTACTTCAAAATATTATAACTAATAAAAGTTTTCCTAATTTATTATTTTATGGTCCACCTGGAACTGGTAAGACTACCAGCATAATTAATTTGATTAATGCTTACCAAGATTCTCCAAATTGTAAAAATTTAATGATTCATTTGAATGCTTCGGATGAAAGAGGAATAGATATAATAAGAAACCAAATAAATAGTTTTGTAAACTCCAAAAGTTTATTTAATGATGGAATGAAATTTGTGATTTTAGATGAAGTAGATTATATGACTAAAAATGCACAAATAGCATTAAAATATTTACTTCAATCTTATAAATCAAAGGTAAGATTTTGTTTAATATGTAATTATATAAGTAGAATCGACGAAGCGTTACAGAATGAATTTGTGCGTTTAAGGTTTAATCAGCTTCCTCAGGATGAAATAATTAATTTTTTAAGAAATATTAATCAATCAGAAAATCTTAATTATACTGAAGAAGCATTGTTATCCATTCAAAAACTTTTTAATTCAGATATAAGAAGTATGATTAATTATATGCAATCAAATGAAAGATTAATATCAAATAAAAAAATCATAAAAAATGAACTATGGATAGACTTGATAGACAGAATTAAAACCAATGATTATAAAAAAAATATACAATACATAAATAACTTAACAATTGAATATAATATCGAAAAAAAAAATATAATAAAAAATTTTTTAAATTTTATTATACGACAAAAGAAGGAATATGTTTCTACTGAATTTTTATTATTTATTGAAAATGTGATGCATATTCCCGATTTAAATATAGAATTTATGTTACCTCATTGTTTAATTAAATTGAATAAATTTTTTACACAAAACTAGTATATCTAATTTCTTCGTTTGAATCATTTTTTATAGATTTTCTATTTATTTCTAATATTTTTTCTTCTTTGTCATTTTTATTCATAAAATTAGTATATACTTTACAAATTATTTCTTCCCATTTATTATTAGGAATGGAATGCAGCGTATTTATTATTTTCTCCTCTAATCTTTCGTCAAATATTTTATGATATGTTTTATCAGTAGTATTTATTTTCACTTGATAAATTTCTCCTTCCTCATTCATCATAGTAGTAAAATATTTGACTAATTCTTGTACTTTTACTGGATCCACAGTAATATTAAATGAACTATAAAAGAGTGTATTCGTAGGAATATCTAAACACTCATATTCTTTTGATAATAAATTTTTATGAAATTCCGTATTAAATAAGCAACTACTAAAAACATATGCTAAATTTTCAATAAGGTGTTGTTTCATATGACCATTAGAAGTTAAAACAGGATATTTCAAGTTTTCTAATGATATTGACAATCTAGTAATAAGAGATTTTTTTATTTTTTCAAAAATCTCTCGTTTCATAGAAATAAACCATGTTTGTATTCCGGAGTCAATTGGTATTGTTTTTCTTATATGTGTTTCCATTTTATATAAGATACCGTCAGCTAACTCAATAGAATAAAATGTGTTCTTAAAACACACATAACAACATAAACTACAATAGTTACCCATATTGTATGATAATTGAATTTATTTTATATTATTTAAATAGATTCAATTTTTTAATTTTTGAAAGAAAAACTTTTACCCATGGTGTCTTTATGTGATGGACTATAATAATTATCCATTCGTTTCATTAATTTTTCCATAAAGCTATTTGGTGGTGACATTTTGGAGGGATCAATAAAATTGTGATTTAAACTTAACTCCTTACAATTTTCAAGGGATTCTGTTTTTTTAATAGGAACTGGAATTGTTTGTCTTTCATGAATGTAGGAATTCATTTATTTATTATAAATAAAGAAAATAATTGATTCTATTTAAATTAAATAAAATATATTTAAACAAAACAATATAGATACTATTAGTATGGACAATATTGATGATGATTGGGAATCCTTTTTACAAAATGATTATGAATTAGAAATTGAAAATGTGGTAGAAAAAGTGCCGGATATATCGGGGAGAATAGATGGAAATAATATTCCTAAATGTTCCGATATTTACATTTCTACCAAAACCAAAATATCGTATTTAAACAAAAATAATATAAATATCAAAGATATATTTTGGAAAATTCCTATTTTAAATTATAGTATTCCTAAAAATGGTGTTATAAAAAAACAAATTAAATATTCCTCAACTTCTGCAGAAGAAGTGCAATATATAGAAGATCAATTAAAAGATATATCTTGTTATGAACAACAGATAATAGAACACATAGAAAATCCAGAAGGAAGGATTAAATATAAAGATCAAAGAAAGATTAGTATTGGAGTTTGTAAAAAAGATTTATTAAGTTATAGGAGTAAGAAAAAAAGAGCATTCTTTAATTGTTTTGTATTGATTTTAAGAATAAAATATAAAGATGAATTTAAAGAAATGCATGTTAAGGTGTTTAATACAGGAAAATTAGAAATTCCAGGCATACAAACCGAAGAAATGTTATGTATGTTACTGGATTCCTTGATTAATGTATTAAAACCGTTTTTAGGTAACGATTTAAATTATAATTCGTCAAAAACCGAAACAGTATTAATAAATTCCAATTTTAATTGTGGATATTTTATTGATAGAGATAAGCTTCATGATATTTTAAAATATAAATATAGAATTAATAGTAATTTTGATGCTTGTTCTTATCCAGGGATTCAATGTAAATTTTATTATGATAAAACAGTAATAGGGGAACAAGATGGTCAACAACCAAAACATAAAGATTATTATGAAGTATCATTTATGATATTTAGAACGGGAAGTGTATTAGTAGTAGGAAGATGTGATGAAAGTTCATTAGAATATATTTATAAGTTTTTGAAAAATATATTAGAATCTGAATATCAATCTATTATTTCTTCGTCGATTGATGATAAATCGACCTTAAACAAGAATAGGAAAAAGAAAATTAGAAAAAAAATATTATGTTTTGATTAATTAATTAAATAGTTAACAATTTTACAGGTAGAAAAAGAGCCTAATTTTTCAGTAGTATTTTCTTTTTCAATTTGGGCTTTAATATTCTCAATAGAAATATTTTTTTTGTTAATTTTTTTTGTAATAAAATCAATGATATGTAAATAATTATTTTTAATAAAGTTCTTTTGATAATGTTTATTTAATAATTCAGTTATATTTAATAATTTTAACAATTTTTCTTCAAAACAATTATCTGATATTTTAAATTGTATAAGTGATTCCACTATTTTATAAATTTTTGTAAATACTGTCTTTTGCATTTTGGTCAAGAAATTTTCATTAAAATCTGTGAATTCGATAAAATGATTAATTATACAGTTATATACATTAATAAACAAACTTAGTTTTTTTAATCTATTTTTTGTTTCATCTGATTCTTCATATTCTTTTCTGTAATCATGGTTAACATCAAATATAGTTTTTTTATAAATAAATAAAGTTGCATCTTTAGAATTTAATTTTAAAAAACTATGATTATCGTCTCCTATTTGGCCTATAAATTCAATGTAATATAATATTGATTTTTGGGTATGATAGATAGTTAAATCAATATTTTTTGTATATAATAATAAAAAATTATATATATAACATGTATTCTTTATAGCTGTTATTAAAATATATTTTAAATATAATTCTTTTTGTATAAAAATATTATCTGTTGCATGCTCAATTAGTTCATGAATTAGTCCAATATATTTCAAAAATAAAACACATTCATTTTGCTCTATTTTTGAATTATAATTTTCAATATTATTTAAAATATTATTTTTCATTGTATTAAATATCTATATTAAAAATGAATTTATTTTACTTATAATATATTTTTAATAAATATAAGTATTTAAAGAATAATATATAATTCTTTAATATAAATGAGTGCTTTAACTGAATCCTCGGAGCAACAATATAGAATGCCATCAGCTACTTGCTTAACACACGCTTTTAAACTTGCCATTGTAGAAGATAAAGAAATTAAATCTGATTATTGGACTGATTCATTGGATAAAAAGGTAATTATTGGTGTAAAAGGAAATCAAGAAAAACTACTTGTAAAAAGTGAGGATGAATACACAAGTCCTATTGCTAAAATTTACAAGGTTGAAAAGGAATATATTATTGTAACTGAAAATTCAATTTATTTGGTATCTGCTGAAATTGATTCAAGTAGAATCTCATAAATATTTATTTAATTCATTAGGAATAAATTTTAATAAATTAAATAATCTAATATATATTTATATGAGTAATAATAATTATAAACCTGGTGGTCAAAGACGCTTAATTTTTACTGGAAATGTAGATACTAGTTTATTTAATAAATATAAACCTGGTCAAGGTGTAGGAGGTTTAAATGCTTCAGTTCGAAGAGCTAAATATAGAAAGGCTTATAGTCCTACCTTGACTATGACCCAATTACAAGAGGATTATAAAATTAGACAAGCTGGAGGAATCATACCCAGATCAACACCTCTTTGTGGATGTAATTTCTCTACTAATCCTTCTAATTTAGCTTTTCCTTATTAATAAACTTTTTTTATATATTTATATTAATGGATAAATCAATATATAAAAGTGCTTTGACCTCTTTAATTATTCAGTTAATTATTGGTATATTATCTCTCTACGGATTATCCATTAAGTTAGAAAATAACCAACATATTTTAAATGAAATTTTATTATTAGAAACAATTGTTCAATTCATTGAGTTTACATTTTATATTTGGTTAGTGTTTAACTTTGCCAATATTAAAGTGAATGTATCCCTTATCCGTTATTTTGATTGGATGTTGACTACTCCTACTATGTTATTTTCAGTTATTTGTTTTTTTATTTATCAAAACCATAAATCAGAACTATTATCCTTAAAATCGATATTTTTTGATAATTTAAATACATTATCTTTGATATTTAGCCTTAACGCCTTTATGCTCATTTTAGGATTCCTAGGAGAAATTAATATAATTAAAAAATATTTGGCCACTATTTTAGGTTTCTTTGGACTTATTGGTTCTTATTATTTAATTTATACTAATTTTGTTGGAGATAATTTAATTAATAATTATTTATTTTGGTTTAATTTTATTTTATGGTCACTTTATGGCGTAGCCTATATGTTTTCTTTTAAAAATAAGAATATATTTTACAATATATTAGATGTGTTTGCCAAAAATATTAATGGATTACTCATTTTAAGTTATATTTTATATGTTAAATATTATTAAAAAGATAATACATATTTATATATAAATGAATTTTTATTGGAAAATATATAATTTTATGTTGAAATATTTGGTTTTTATTTGTGTTTATATTGAAGAGCATAAACTTGATATGCCCCTTGAAGATATAATGCAATCTGAAGATTAAACAATTATAAACTATAATTTATAATTGTTCATACACCCGCCGGGAATCGAACCCGGTGCTAAACCTTGGAAGGGTTTCATGTTACCACTACACCACGAGTGTCCACGACAACCGCTGGATTCGAACCAACGCGGGAATTTCCCAAAAGATTTCTAGTCTTCCGCCTTAACCACTCGGCCAGGTTGCCTCCCAATATAAATACTTTTATTGTCTTTAAATTATTTTAAAACTTAAATATATATGATTTCTAATCAACAATTAATTTTATTTTTTGTTATTATGGCTTTTACTGAAATTACTGCTCAATTTCTTCTTAAAAAAGGCGCTGATCATAAGTCTCATTTTAACATTTATTTTATTTTAGGACTTTTAGCTATTTTAATTACTTATATTTTTCTATATATGGTCATGAGGACTGGTAAACATATTTCTATTATTCATGCTATTCATCATACATCTATAGCTATAGTTATTGCTATTGGGGCCTATTTTCTATTTTCTCAAAAACTTGAACCTTTACAATTATTTGCCTTATCTCTCGTTATTATTGGAACTTTTATATTGGCTACTTCTGAAAATGGACATCACCATTAAATTTACTAGTATAACCCCTTTGGTATTATTATAAAAATTGATTCCATACTTTATAATAATATTTTATAGAATTTCTCTCAATTTTTCTATTTGTTCATCAGTTATTAATTCTGGATATTTCACATTAAATTTTATACATAAATTTCCTGTTTGGTTTTCTCTCTCCATACCAAAATTAGGTATTACTTTTACTATACCATCTTTTACTACCTTCCCTTTATCACTATTAAATCTTAGATTCTTCCCACTTACATGCTGAATTATAAATTCAAATCCACATAACGCCTCTTTTAATGTAATCTCTTTTTCTAATATTAAATTTAAACCATTCCGCTGAAATGCACTTGTATTTTGTATTCCTACAATTATTTTTATATCACCTCTTAAATTACTATCTAACATATTTCCCCTTTCTCTCAATATTATTATTTCATTATTATCTATTCCCTTTTTTAATGGAACATAAATCGTCTCATTTTCACATTTTCTTATTCCATCTTCAAATAACCATCTTTCTATAGGAACTGGAATTTGATCTCCTCTATACGATTGTTCTAAACTAATCACTATATTTTTTATAATTGGAGGGGGCTTATTTAAAGCATTGATATTGACCTGTTCTCCATTTCTAAAAATTCTTATATTCCCTGGCATCCCTCCTGCTCCAAATGCCATTCCTGGCACTACACCTGGCATTTGTCCTCCAAAAAACATTTTCATTATATCATCCATTTGATTCATACCTCCAGGGAACCCTTGACCATGAAAATGTTGTCCTGAAAATGGATTTTGATTCCTCATGTCATATTCCCTCCTCTTTTCATTATCACCTAAAGTTTCATAAGCTTCTCCTATCTTTTGAAACTGCGCTTGTGACTCTGGACTATTGTTATTCTTATCTGGATGATATTTTAATGATAATTTTCTATAACTTTTCTTTATGTCTTCCTGGGAAGCATTATTCTCTACTTCCAATATTTTATAATAATCTGACATTTATTATTATATCAATACATTTACTTAAATACTTATTAACGAATATATTATATTATGTCTATTCCCTTTATTTACAAATATAAACCTACATCCTTCGAAGATTTTGAAATACAACCTGAAATTATACAAATTTTAAATACTCTTATTTCTATGAATAATTTAAATATACTATTTATAGGAGATTCTGGTTCTGGAAAAACATCATTAATAAATACTTTAATTAAAGAATATTATGGTAATCAACACTATTCAGATAATATCCTTGAAATTAATAGTTTGAAGGAACAGGGTATTCAATATTATCGAACTGAAGTTAAGACTTTTTGCCAAACTAGATGTTCTATCCCTAATAAGAAAAAAATTGTTATTTTAGATGATATAGATAATATAAATGAACAAAGTCAACAAGTTTTTAGAAATTGTATTGATAAATACATTAATAATGTGCATTTTATTTCTTCTTGTTGTAATATTCAAAAAGTTATTGATAGTCTTCAATCCCGAAAAATTATTATTAAGTTAAAACCGCTCGATAATTCCCAATTCTTTTCTATTCTTTCAAAAATAAAAATTAAAGAAAAAATCGAAATCCAAAAAAAAGCTGAAGAATTTATTGTATCTGTATGTAATGGTTCTATACGAATATTATTAAATTATTTGGAAAAATTTAAAATCCTAGACCAACCTATAACATTCGAATTGGCTAATAAAATTTGCACAAATATTAGTTTTATTATTTTTGAAAATTATACTAATTTTATTATTCAAAGCAAACTTTTAGAAGCTATTGATCTATTAAATGATTTATTTGATAAAGGTTATTCTGTTATGGATATTTTTGATAATTATTTATTATTTGTTAAATCTACATCTATTTTAAATGAAACTCAAAAATATGAAATTATTAAAATTTTATGTAAATATATTACAATTTTCCATAATATACATGAAGATGAAATTGAATTAGCACTATTTACAAATAATTTAAATCAACTTTTATCTTCATAAAATATAAGATGAGTCAAATTTTTAAAGAAACTATAGATAAAACATTGTTATTCGATTTTTTAGAAAAAATTTGTGATAAAACTGAAAAGTATTACATTTTTGATTTAAATGCCTACAAACGAGCTCAATTGCAAAATGAAATTTTACCTTTTTGTGATTCATTAAAACAATATTATTATGACTCCAAAAAACATTATGTAGAGAGAAAATTAGATTATAATAAATTATGCACCATTATTAGGCAAGTTTGTAATTTTAATACCATTTTATTTTCTACAAAAGTAGTTTATAGCAAATCAAAATACAGCATACCATATCATATTTATTTTTAATTATTAGAGAGAAATTCAATTAAAAATAAATTATTTAAATCTTAATGATCTATTCTTCGAATGTTTTTTATTTCTTTTTGTTTTACTTCTTCCTCCTCCCATTTCTTCTGATGGTGCTGCTACTTCTTCTGCTGCGCGCCTTTTTTCTCTTTCTGCTTCTGCTCGTCTTCCTGCTTCTGCTGCTTCTGCTCTACACAATTGCTTCATGTTTGTTGTTGGAATATATGATAATATAATTTCTATCACATCGTTAAGTTTTTCCATATTTTCTTCATTTGTCACACCAACTGTTTTTTCATTG